AGACCAAAGGAGTAGTACCAACCCTTATTGATAGTCTTTATAATGAGCGTGTATCCGCTAAGAAATTATCAAATACATTAAAGAAAAAGTTATCTAAGATAACCAAAGAAGATTCAGAATATATTAGCACTAATTCTGAGATGGAAAGATATGATGCATTACAAAATGTGATTAAGCTCTTACTTAATTCCATATATGGCGTATTTGCTAATAAATTTAGTCCTATTTGTGATAGTGATCATGCAGGTAGTATTACTCTTACAGGTCAAGCGGTGGTAAAACAAGCTAGTGTTATTATTGATCAATATGCCAAAGAAAAATATGGCTATGAGGGTAAATCATTAACTCTTTATTCAGATACAGATAGCTGTCATGTAACTATTCAACCTATCTTAGATATAGCAAAGCTTGATATATTTGATAATAATAAGGTTACTAAGAAAGGTTTAGAATTAATTGATGATGATTTGGGAGTTTATTTAAATAATAAGATTAAAGAATGGGCTGGAGATAATTTAAATTCTGTAGATCCTCGTTATTTCTTTAAGAGAGAAGCTATTTGTGATGTCGGGGTATATCTACAAAAGAAAAGATATATATTACATATTTTAGATAATGAGGGGGTAGAGACTAATAAATTTAAATATGTAGGGGTTCAAATAGCAGCCTCAGCTACACCTAAGAAAGCTAAAGAATTAATCAAGAAGGTTATTGAAAATACGCTTTTAGAACATGATCAAGTTAAAGCTAATAGCCTTTATAGGAGCATATATGAATCCTTTAAGAATTTGCCAAGAGATGATGTAGCTCTTCGTGGTGGATTGAGTGACCTGGAAAAGGGAGAGTCTAAATCAGATGGTTTTGCTATTGGTAAAGGAACCGCTAATCATGTCAAAGGGGCCTTATGGTATAATGAATTATTACGTCATTATAATCTAGACGGAAAATATGAAATGATAGGTTCTGGCAGTAAAGTCAAAAAGATTTATATTTTACCTAATAAATTTAAGGTTGATACTTTATGCTATACTGGAACTTTTCCGGTTGAATTAGAAGAAGAATTTAAAGTAGATTATGTAGAAATGTTTGATGGTATTATTAAACCCCCTGTAAAATCTGTATATGAAGCGTTGACATGGGAGCTACCAGACATTAATAATGAAGTAACAACTAATATTTTTGAATTATTCTCATGATTAAGATATCCCATGAATGCCCTTTAAGTCTTCTTCCAATGTCTATTATTTGGAATGATTATGATTATGCTTTGGTGCATCTTTTTGAAAAATATCCAGATTATTATAAATTTTACGAAAATAGCGTAAAGACTAAGAGACATGTCTTATTAGATAATTCTTTATTTGAATTAGGTGAAGCATTTAACCCAACAGAATATGTCAAATGGATTAATAAATTAAATCCAACAGAATACATTATTCCTGATGCTTTGGGTGATAAGAATAAAACTATTGAACTATTTAATAATTTTATAAAAAATTATAGTAAAGATATCACCAAAGAAACCAAAGCTATTGGAGTAGTTCAAGGTTCTTCCTATGAAGATATAGTTGAATGTTATAAAACCTTAAATGATTCAGGTTTTTGCTCTAAAATAGCTTTTGCATTTATAGGAGATGCTTATACAAAAGCTTTTCCTCATCCTAATAAATGGGTATCTATGGCTATGGGTAGAGTATTGGTCCTTAGCAAATTATTAAATGATGGTGTTATTAATAAAAATTTACCTCATCATCTATTAGGAAGCTCTCATCCAAGAGAATTTAGTTTTTATCAAGGATCAGAATTTAATTGGATTGATACTTTAGATACATCTTCTCCTATTGTTCATGGTCTTAAGAAAATTAAATATAATGAACAAGTAGGAACATGGAATAAAGAATCTACTAAATTGGTTGATCTATTAGAAACCAAGGTTGATAATGTTCAATTTAATATTATAGAAAATAATATTAAACAATTTAAATTATATGTTAATGGTAAATGACATCATTAGAAGCTATAACTAATTCAGTACATGCAAACTATCCTCACTTACTGGCCGATTCTGTTTATATCCGCGATTATTGTTTTTGGGATTGTATTCGTAATCAAGAACTCCCGGTAAAAGAAATAGAAGAGGTCAAACCTTATCTAGTTTCTAAAGGAATTGTTGATTTTGCGCTTGTAATTTTCTTTAGTGATAATACAATAGGGTATCGCTTAAAAATATGAATAAAACTAATTATAAGGCAGCAATAAGTGGAGCTCATTCTCAAGGTAAGACTACGCTTATTAATGAATTAAAGCATAGGAATATTGTTAGTGAGTATAAAATTTCTTTCTTAAGTGGAGTGGCTAGAGAGGTTGGAACATATCTACCTATTAATGAGGGTGGGACTTTGCTTACTCAATATATGATACTTTCAAAGCAGGCAGAAGCTTGTTTAAAACCTGGAAGAGTCATTACAGATAGATCTGTATTAGATGTAATATCTTATACTAGATATCATTTTAATAAAGGAGATATTACAGCTCAAGAAATGGATGTATTAGAGACAATTTATAAGAGTTGTCTGCCATATTATAGTCGTATTTTTTATATTATTCCTGAATTACCTTTAGTTAATGATAATGTTCGTAGTGTCGGTCAAGAATTTTTTGATAAAACCGTTACGCAATTTTCTCATTATATAAAATTATTACAAGAGACTACAGATAAAGTAGTTCTAGTAAAGGGATCTGTAGCTGAACGTATAGATATAATTGAAAAACAAATCAAACAAGACTTAGAATAATACTTGATATTTAACCTTAATCCTATAAAATTATAACATGAACCAAAACCAAATCATTGTATTCCTAGATAATATTCAACGCACTATTGTTGCTACCTATATAAGTGATGATGCTAATTCAATTGTGGTTACTAAACCAGCAATTCTTAATGTTACACCATCTCAAGACAAAAAGCTTCAAGTTCAGCTTTATCCTTTAATGTTTAGAGAATTTTTTGCAGATCGTGATTCATTTCCAAATTGGACTTATAGCAAAAATCAAATTGCTCTTACAGATAATTTAACCTTAGAGCCAAATCTTATTGCTCAATATGTTGAAATGTTTAAATCTGTTAAAGCAGAACCAGCACCAACCATTAAATTATTTGACGCAGACGATAACAGCTAAAATATATGGCTTACGTTAAAAAAAATAAATCATCTGATGATGATTCTTCTAAGCCTAAAATGAGCTCAAATATTAAAGATATATTTGCAGCCGTTGATGCCTTAAATGAAGATTCAGCTCTTTTATCAGAAGACAATTCATTATCTATCGTATCAGATTGGATTGATACAGGATCATATTCTTTAAATGCTATCTTCTCAGGTAGCCTATATAAAGGCATTCCAGTAGGACGCATTACTGGGTTTGTTGGTCCATCTCAATCTGGTAAATCTCTCATTATCAATAAGATTATTGCTAATGCTCAAAAGAAAGGATACTTTGCAGCTATTTGGGATACAGAAGCAGCTGTAGATAAGAAATCTGCAGAAGATCTTGGAGTAGATAGCTCTCGTCTTAAATATTATCCTGTAGAATCTGTAGAAGATTGCCGCAATCAAATTGCAACATTCTTAGATAAGATTATTGAAGCTAATGATCCAGATCTAAAAGTCATTATTGCAATTGATAGTCTTGGTAATTTAGCTAGTGCTAAAGAATTAAGAGATGTTCAAGAGGGTAAAGATGCTGCAGACATGGGTTTAAAAGCTAAGGCCATGAAATCTATGATGAGAGCTTTAACCTTTAAAGCAGCTAAGGCTCGAGTGCCTATTCTGTTTACTAATCATATTTATGACAACCCAACATCACTCTATCCTGAATTGGTTAAGAAGCAATCCGGTGGTAGTGGCCCTATTTATCTTGCTTCTCTGTTGGTTCAGCTTGCGACTCGAAACGAGAAGATTGATAAAAACGAAGACCAAGAATCAGTAGCAGTAGCTCATAGTGTGAGTGGCGTTACTCTTACAGCTATGACTGTTAAGAATCGTTTTGCTCCTCCTTTCTTAAAAGCAGAATTATATCTTAATTTTCGCACTGGTTTAAGCAAATATGCAGGTCTTAAAGACATGGCGATTGCTTTTGGCCTTATTCAAGCATCTGGTCCTACATTTATTATGAATGGGGAAAAGATTGGATATGCTAAGACCTGGGAAAATGATCCAGATTTTTGGGAAAAGAAGGTATTACCTCTATTAGAACAGACTCTTAATGAAAAAGTTCGATTTGGTGGTAATAAAGAAAATGAGCTAGAGCCGGTTCCTCTAGTTCCAATTGAACAAGTATAATTAACAAAAAAGCTAAGTTAACACTTAGCTTTTTTAATTTATGGTTGTATAATATAAAACATTAACCCATAATAAGGTATATTGTGAAAAAAGAATCTTTAAAAATTAATAATGAGTATTTTGAGAATGTTATATGTAGTAATGCTCTCACCAATAATTATTATACCTCATTAGTATTAGATCATTTAATACCAGAAAATTTTAAATCAGAAGGTAATCGTTTAGTTATAAGCATTATAAAGGATTTCTTTACAAAGAGAAATACTTTACCAACTATAACAGAGATTAAGACTTACCTTAAAACAGAAGATGAAATTACATTAGCTAAAAATGCATTAACATCTTATAAATCTGTAGATCTTAATGGTAATATAGATGAATTAATCCATAATTCAGAATTATACTTTAAAGAAAAGTCTGTAGCTAATAGTGTTAGCACTATTGTAAATGAATTTCTTAATGGTGAAGCAGATTATGCTCGATTCCTACAATTGTTTGAAAAGGCTTGTAATATATCTTTGGTAAATGATACAGGATTAGATTTCTATGGAGATTATCAAAAGATATTAAATGAATTTAGCACAAAGACAGAGACATTACCTTTAGGATGGAATTTCTTAGATGATAAGATTGGTGGAGGTTTAGCTAAGAATGGTAGAGCTCTTTATCTATTCTTAGGTCCTACCAATGTTGGTAAATCTATCTTTTTAGGTAATGTTGCATCTAATATGGCAGATAAAGGCTTAACCACATGCCTTATATCTTTAGAAATGCCTGAGATGATGTATGCTAAACGTATTAGTAGTCATCTATCTAAGATACCTATTAATGATATTAATAGTAATATTACATCTTTAGAATCTTATTTTAAAGATGTCTCTGAAAAGAGAAAGAGGAAATTAATCATTAAAGAATTTCCACCTAAAGCTATTACTGTGGCTGGAATTAAGTCATATGTTGAATCTTTGATCAAAAAGGGTATAAAAGTAGAAGTATTGGTTGTAGATTATCTTGGACTAATTAAAGCAGCAGGTGATAATTCTTATGAACAAGGCAAAAATGTAGCAGAAGAATTACGAGCTTTATCTTATTATTTTAATCTACCAGTAGTAAGTGCTATTCAGACTAATAGAGAAGGTATGAATATACCTAGCTTAGATACAGTATCAGAATCTATGGGTGTAGCCTTTACAGCAGATGTGGTTTGGGGTATATATCAAGAAGAAGGCGATTTAGATTTAGGTATTATCAAAGTAAGCGGTATTAAAAACCGTTTAGGGCCCAAACATGAAGCTAAAGCCTTTAAAATTGACTATAAGACATTAACTCTGTCAGAAGAAGATGATTATATAGGTTTAGACAATAAAAAGAGAGCTAAACCAGATGAAGTATCATTATTAACACAAAAACTGGACAATATAAGCTCAAAAGGTAAATAGTTTTGTGTCCAATAGTTCAACATATATTTTTACAGATATTGATCTTGATGGTGTTGGTAGCTTAATAGCTATACATCAAGTATTAGGTGCAAAACCTGGTGATATCAAATTTACAGCGGCTTCAGTATCTAATATACGTAAAGAATTACTCCGTTGGCTTGAGACAGACAGTTTTGTTAATTATACCAATGTTTATTTTTTAGATTTGGATACAAGTGAGATTATAGATCTAATTGATGCACCTAATGTAATAGTTATAGATCATCATAATTCTCATGCTAAGAATGCAGACAAATATAAACGAGCTCAGGTGATGGTAACTGTAACCACTTCTTGCTCTAAATTAATTTATCGCACTTATAAAGACAAATTATCCCATTTAACAGATGCACAAAAATATTTTATAGCTTTGTGTGATGATTATGATAGTTATGTCTTTAAATTACCAGATTCTTATAATTTAAATTGTTTATTTACAAACACTCAGAAATCTCCAGATAAATCAAGGACACATAAATTCTTAGAAAGGTTTTATGAGGGATTTAATCAATTTACAGTTCAAGAAGCCAATATTATTAAAGATTATATTGAACGTAAAAATGCTGCTATAGCTGGATTAAAGATTTTTGAAGGCAAGGTAAGCATTGGCAAACAAGATAGATATATTGTTGGTACTCATGGAGAAAAATTTACCAATGAGATTTGCCATCATCTTATTGAAAAACATAATGCAGAAATTGCATTCTTTTATAATATAAACAGTAATCATGTATCCTGGCGTAAATCAAAAACATGTGAAATAGACCTATCAAAATTGGCAGCTAAATTATGTCAAGGTGGTGGTCATGAATATGCAGCTGGTGGCCAATCAACCCCAGCATTTTTTGAATTTACTAAATCTTTAACCCCTAAGATATAATATGTCAGGAGTAATTACAGCTTTAAAAGAATCTATTGATTCAAACCCATTAAAAGAATTAACAGCTGAAGAGACACATTCAGAGATAGTTAAATTCTCGTCTTTTTGTTCTATTATTCATAATAAAAAGCTTAATGATGTAGCAATCTTTTCTCTTATTATCAGAAAGCCCATCTATAAAAAGATATTCATGAAGATTATTCATGTTGATAATGAGAAGAAAGCTATTTTAATATTTCTTAAAAATAATACAAATCTTTGCCGTAGCAAAATTGTAAAAGATATATTAAAATTTAAGTAATGAACCATCATCAGGTGTATAACACCTATTTAAGTGTCTCTAGAGGTGCTAGGAATAAACCATGGAAAGCTCGTAAAGATTTTAATAATTTTGACGAGACTTCAGATGGTGTATACTGTAAAAAAATAGAATTATTCCTTAAGAAATTTCCGCAAATCAATGCTAGAGAATTCTTTATGGCACCTTATCTTATGTATAAAGATGAGGATCATTTCCCATTATCATTTTATAATACTCAAAAGGCTATTGCAGTTTATAGTAAGATTCAAAAATTAAAATTAGAAGAATCTCCAGATTCAGACAGTCAT